AAGCATATGCATTGTGCTTAAAGAGCCTCTTGCATGTGATTTAGATGAGGTGTTGCCTCTGGATATGGTTGGTCGGGATTATGACATTAGCGAGCTGCTGGTGGTTAATAGAGCGATGGCAGAGAAGATAAAGAGGCTGGAGGCTAAGACTGATATGCTGATGGGGTTGTGGGGGAAGAATATGGAGGGAGAAAGAGAATGTGGATAGTTGACTGGGAAATAGTAATGTATACTTCAATTGGATCATTTATTGGATCAATTTTATGTGATATTGTTAGGAGAAGAGTATGTGTGATTGTAAACATGATTCGATAGAAATAAAAGATGATGGAATGGTAAAGTCAGGAATGATAAAATCGCATAAACAAGCTTGGAGAACATTAGAGAAATGGTCTTCAAAGGGTTGGTATGAGTGGGGTGGAACAATGGATTTAGGATGGAAAAATGCTGATATGTGATATATTATTTGGAGTTTTAGTTTTATTTATAGGATTTTTCTTTACATGTGCAGGAATAGCAATGATCAGAATCACGAGGGAATAATATGTGGATTGTAGACGACGACGGGGATATGTTTAATACGGATCATTATAGTTCAATATCTTATTGTAAAAATGCATTAGATACATATGTTATCTGGTTGTCTAAAAATAAAACGGACGGAGAAGTTTTTAGGCTTTCTCCTGAATTGACAGACGAAGAACGCCTAACCCGCTATCACGATCTTGTCGAGAAGCTTACGGGAGAGTGGATTGATGGGTAACTTCTGGAAAGACATTTGGAAGGAAGAACCACCAAGAAATGAAGAGATATTATTTATGACAGGTGACGAGAATGTGCATATTGGCTGCATTTATGATTATCATAATCAAAAACTAAGGAAATGTATTTTTCGTAGCTATACAGATAAGGATGATTACTATTGTGATTCATCGACAGTCATAGAAGAACGAGTTATTTTTTGGTTTCCTTTGCCTATAAAAAGAGAGGATTGATGCCTAAATATAGAATGACTTATTGCCAAGATGACAATCTGTTAAATAAAGGCGCTTTCTTCTTTGCTCCTATAGACCTCAGAAAGAAGCATTACTTTTGCCATCATTGTCAGAAACATCATCTTGTTAAAGATGGTCTAAAGAAACCTACCAATTTAAAGTTAAATATATTTACAAAATAATTTACTTTCCATAACATGGCCACTTTAACCAGGAGTCATTATGCAAGATCAAATGTCAGAGTATTTCAAAAGATTACTACAACAAAGCCATGAAGAAGTTGTATGCTGCAAAGATGAGATGAAAGATCTCGAAAAGCTTTATGCTGAGCAACTTGAGAAAGAAGAAGAGCAATTAGAGTTTAATAAAAGTTTTTATCTACGTTACTTTCAGGATTTCATTGACATGAATACGAAAGTTGATGAATTAAAAGATAAATTACAAGCATTACGTAAAAAGATGGAATCAACAGAGGATGAAGCATGTATTTAATCCTAAAAGCCATAGATATTAATGGAAATACTATAACTAAAGATTCCACATATGATAAATGTGGTTTTAGATCATATTTTGTTGATGATCTACAAGTTGTTAAGGTCGCTTTAGATCACGGCCATCGCGTTTTCAAGCTAGACATCCTTACAGAGCTAAGATCTATTGAAGCAACGTATCAAGAAGTGACAATGGAGACAGAAAATGGCTAAAAAGAAGAAAAACACACCTGAACAAGCACAAGAGACAGTAAAAAAGCAATATATTATGATGGTAGACGAGATATCAATGGCATTTTTTGGTAGAGTATGTCCGTCTATACAGTTTTTGGAAGTTGTTGGCATGAATATGGCAGAAAATGACACCCATCAGCTGCTGGCTAACCCTATTAACAAGCTAGAACCGGTAAAACCGACAGCAGAAGTGTAAACTTCGGCCGCATTAACTCAATTGGTGGAGTCTGAACATATTTCAGAGGTGTGGGTTCAAGTCCTACATGCGGCTTTAGAGAGCCTAATGGATTGCATTTTGTGGTGATTTGGAATTCGATGAACGGTTTCATCATAGGCTTTCTTTTGGTCCTTTAGCTCAGTGGTAGAGCATCTGCCTGTTAAGTAGATGGTCGGTGGTTCAAATCCATCAAGGGCCTAAGGCTATGTGGTGTAGATGGTTTAGCATGCTAGCTTGTCACGCTAGAGACGATGGTTCGAATCCATCCACGGCCGTATTAACATTAAACAGGTGGAAATGGCGGAATGCCTAAAGGTGGAAACAACGACGGGTTAACACAAAGCACTTGAGGCCCTCCGAGCACGAACTGACCACCGGCTATAAATGTTGTGTAGTCTCTTCCATCAATAGGCAGCCCACTAGAATCATATAAAGCAAATGTATCCACAGTAACTTGTTGAACATAGAACTGACGGTTATTAAGCTGAGCCATTCCGGTAGCATTAGCAGTCGGTTTCGTAATGAACTTAGATGTCCTTACGGACTGACCGTTCTGAAAGCCATGAGCCACGATAGTGACAACTACAGGCCACGTCTTCGTGATAGCAGTTGGAACGAATTGCCTAACAGTGAAGTGGCTTAGAGACGAATTAGGACTAGCTGAAGGCGTATCTTGAGGCTGCGTATTGATAAACTGATATAGAGGACTATTGGGATCTTGCGAATTAGGAAGACTCATCTTGTACCTTTTTCTTTACTAAAAATAATCTTATACGTCAAGATGATCATAAACAAGGGAAATAACATGCCTAAAGCAATGAACGAAAAAAGCATCAGAATCACTCCAAAGCCTCCAAAGAAGCAGGGTCCGCAGACTTCGTTTGTAGCTGGAGCAAAGCAGACGAAGGTTCCAAAGCCGAAATCTCTAACACCTCAGCGTAAAAAGTAGCGTAATAGCCTCTTATCTCTCCAGCGCCCCATAATAATAACAAGCCTTCTTCTCGGTTAACGCTTTTAAGCAGGTTTGTTATTACATTTTCAATAAGTTCATCGCTATCTAGCACTACATGACTTATTCTGCTACCTTCTGTAACTGAGCCATCATCGAAAAACATCTGCGCCCATATCTTAATATCATTCATCTTTTATCCTTTAGTTTAACATTTACAGGCTTTCTAATAGGCTTGTAATTCGCATCCATAATACTAGCATTAACATATCTAATTCCATCAAAAATAATATTTCCGTAGCCTTCATGGATATGTCCAAACACATGCAGCTTAGGCTTCACATCGCCATCATCAAGCTTCTTTCTGAGTTCTTCACATCCAACATGTTCGTATATATCATTTTTTTTGTTTGTCTCTATATAGTCTAAAATACCATAAGCAGGTCCATGAGTAATCAGAATATCAACATCTTTAGGAATAAGATTCCACCTCTCTTTAATAGCCTCTCCTCTATCTTTCATGTAGTGCCAATTAAAGAACGTCGGCGTCCATGGGCTGCCCCATATCAAGTAGCCACCATAATTTAATGCGTTATCTTGTAAGTAGGTATTGTTAATGCAACTATTGATTAAATTCTTCTGGATATTGCCATCATGGTTGCCAGCAATCACAACTCGTTGATCGTAAGGCTGCGCTTCAAGCCACTCACAGAAATCCTCATGCTCTTCAACAAAATCACGAGACGTCAGATCTCCAGCAATTATCAACAGATCTCCACCATCTAGCTTCGGCTTAAACCCATGTAAATCAGATATTAACGTACACTGCATCTTAATGATCCTAAAATTTTTCTTAACTTAACATACCGACAAAAAAAGTTGCAAATTAAAACATTACTTTGATAAAGGTTTAAATAATTAACTTTACTAACTGATGATCACTCAAGACGAAGCATTCACATTATTAAGAGACCAGAAGTGGCGGCTATCCCACCTCTACAAAATCAAAGACAAAGAAGGCAACGTCGTCGACTTCAAGCCAAACTGGGCACAGCTAACATTACTTGGGGCACATAACCTCAACATAGTCCTTAAGGCACGCCAACTTGGAATAACTACATTCCATGCTTTGCTTTTTCTTGATTATTGTTTGTTTCAACCCAATACAAACGCAGCCATCGTCGCTGACAACAAGGACATCGCAAGAGAAATCTTCGTAGACAAGGTGAAATTCGCTTATGACAACTTACCGCAGTTCGTTAGAGACATGTGCTGCGCGTATAGAGACAACGTTCACGAGATGCGTTTTGCGAATGGTTCCGTTTTTAGAGTTGCAACTTCTTTACGCGGAGGTACTCTACAGCTGCTCCACATCACTGAATTTGCTAAGGTTTGTATGGAGAATCCCACCAAAGCTAACGAAATTATCTCAGGTGCTCTTAATGCTGTACAAGCCGGTCAATTCGTCTGCATTGAGTCCACCGCTCGTGGAAGAGAAGGTCACTTCTACAATCTCTGCAAAGGCGCTCAGGCTCTGCAAGATGCGGCCTCTTCTCTAGGAACTCTTGATTGGAAGCTATGGTTCTTTTCTTGGTGGCAACATCCTGATTATCAAATAGATGCAAAAAATATCTTGATAAGTAAAGACATGGAAGAATACTTTGATGGCTTAGAGTGTAAAGGAATTATTTTAAAACCCGAACAGAAAGCCTGGTATATCAAGAAGATGCAGACACAGGGCGAGTACATGAAACGCGAGTTTCCGAGTACCATCGATGAAGCTTTTGAGGCTGCCAATGAAGGCTTCTACTTCTCTAAGATGATCTCAGAAGCCAGACAACAGCATCGCATCTGCCATCTTCCATATGACGAGAACGCATTGACATACACAAGCTGGGACATCGGAGTTGGCGACTCAACAGCCATCTGGGTCTTCCAACTCATCGGGAAAGAAATCCACTGCATCGAATACTACGAGAACTCAGATGAGCCTCTTGCTCACTACGTTAAATGGCTCAAGAGCAAGCCCTACATCTACGAGAAGCATTTCATGCCTCATGATGCAGCCTCTCGAGAGAAGGGATCCGGTAAGTCATATGCAGACTTAGCAAGAGCATCAGGCCTCAAAGTCGATGTCTTGCCACGAGATTCTAACGAGATGTTCGGCATCGAATGCCTCAGAAGCATGCTACCTCGCTTCTTCTTCGATCAAACGAAATGCGAGAAGGGAGTTAAAGCAGTTGAAAGCTTTAGAAAAGAATGGAACGAGAAACTCGGATGCTACAGAGAAAAGTCTTATCACGACTGGGCATCACATGGATCTAAATCATTAATCTACTGCTCAGAAGCAGTACTCAGAACTAGCTCTGGAGCAGGAATGACAGCAGAAGAGTGGAATAGAATGCGTAGAGAATGGTTATAACAATTTACTCGAGACATTAATGAGCCTATACATGACACCCGGCAATAACGACAAGGTAGCGAAGTTCAATCAATTCTTCTACGATGCATATCGCTGTTTTGGAGTATACTACGCAGCAGCATATAGAGATTTACGAGCATACGCTGGAGACAACTGGACTCAAATTGAAAAGTCTAAGCTCATCAAGCAGAATAGAATGGTCCTCGAACTCAACAAGATTCGCAGGGTTGTTAATCTCTATTCAGGCTACGAACGCGAGAACCGCACAGCCACAGTATGCGCCCCTGTAGAGGGTTCTGATGTTAGAACAGCCGATCAGATGTCTGACGTCTTATATTACGTCTACGACAAAGCAAATGCAGATTATACCATATCTGAGTCATTCGAGCATTCTCTAAAGACTGGATTGTCAATCATTGGTCTCCACATGGACTATAGCAGAGACAAAGTAAATGGCGACATTAAGATGTATTGGAAGCCTTTCAATGCTCTTATGCTTGATCCCTACTTCACCAAGAGAGACCTCAGCGACTGCGACCAAGCAGCAACAAGAGACCTGTTATCTAAAGAGCAGATTAAAGCAATGCTACCCGGCGTTGACCCAAAAATCATCGAAGATCTTCCAACAGGAATCAGAGATAACAAGTTTCAATACCTCGGAATCTACAGACAATACAACTCAACATACATAGCCAAGAACTTATGCACTTATGACCAATACTGGACGAGAATCAACAAAGAACAAAAATACCTCGTTGACATGGAAACAGGTGTTACGGAGGAATGGTATGGTAATAGAGAAGAAGAAAAAGCTCTCAAAGCGCAACTGCTGGAGACGCCAAGACTTGAACTTATATCATCATATAAACGATCCATTAACCTCGACATCATCGTCTCAGGACAACTTCTCTACTCAGGACCTGATCCTGTTGGCCTTGATAATTACCCTTTTGTGCTTAATCTACTCTATCTAGAGCCTCTGATTGACACAATGGAACTTAAGATACAAGGCATCGTCAGATCCGTCATTGATGCTCAAAAACAATACAACAGACGACATAGCCAGATCATCGACCTGATGGAATCAATAATAAATACAGGCTGGATCACAAAGAACGGAGCCGTCCTTGATCCAAACATGTTAATGCAAGCAGGACAAGGTAAACAAATTGTTGTTAATGAGGGCTACGATGTCAACACCGATGTTAGAGAGATTTCTCCACCGAATATTCCCCCAGGCTACCTCCAATACCAAGACATCATCGACAAGAACATCATGGAGATACCAGGTGCTTCGGATGAGCTTCTTGGTCTTTCTTCTGTTGGTGATTCACAGGTGTCAGGCAAGTTGGCCGAAGTTAGAGCCTCAAACGGCCTCAAAGGTAATAGAGGCATCTTTGACAACTTAGAACAGACTAAAAAATATCTAGGCAAGCTTGTTATCGAAGCTATTCAGAAGAACTACAGCTACGGAAAAATACAAAGAATCATCGGAGAAGAGCCAACAGATGAATTCCTGTCCGGACAGTTTGAAGAATATGACTGCGCTATCAAGCAAGCCGTTAAAACAGCTACACAACGGGAAGCCTACTACTACCAGCTACTTCAGCTTATCCAGCTAGGTGCACCAATACCATGGGATAAAGTTCTTGAAGTGGCTCCTCTCCAAGGCAACACCAAGCTACATGAAATTCTCGCTCAACAGCAACAGCAACAAGAGCAAGCAGCACAGTTTGAACAAGAACAATTAGAGATGCAGAGAAGACTCGACATGGCTTCAGTCAATCAATCGAATGCACTTGCAGAAGAACGCAGAGCACGCGTCCTTTCAGACATCGGATTGGCTAAAGAAAGAGAATCAGAAGTGGTACAGAACCACGCTAAGGCTTTCCTCGACAACGCAAAAACAATCGCACAAATAGACGACATACCACGTAAGCGTATGATCGAGGTATTACAGCTCGCTGCCGACATCAGGCAGACAGAGATGCAACAGGCAGAGGCCGAATTGCAGAGAGATATGAAACGAGCGGAAGCTCTAAAAACAAAGGTATAAACATGGCAAAAGGTACATCTACATCTAACAAGATGATGCCAAAAATGGAAACTTATGGTGGTCAAAATAACCCAGGTTATCATCCTCCATCTGGTTCTGCTGGCTCAAAAGCATTTGGTGAACATAGCACTAAACACAATCCACTAAACGCGCCTAAAAAAGGTTCGTCTATTGGTCCAGGATATGGAAACTCAGATCGCATGAAAGCGATGGGAGCAAAGAATGCACAATCTCTCAAAGAAAACCTCAGAGGTATGCCGTGCTAATGCTCAGCCCAAAAGCTCAGATGGATCAACATGTTCAGGCAAGAGAAGGAATCACATCCCTCTTCAATGACATGCTTGAGAAGATCTTGAATGCTAACAAGCACAAAGACAAATACTGGATTTTGGGCAAGACAAAGGTAGAGAAGAAACGTGGCAAAGACATCGTTCGTCCGTTTTTACAGGCGTGCGAAGTAAAGCCAGGAATCATCAAAGAGAGCTTCGTTTATGAAGTGGATAATAAACGTGGCGTCAAGACTTTACTCTGGGTCATGCATCCAGGGGACTTGTTAAGTTTTCCCACTTTAGGGAAGTCCATCCGTGTAACCGACGGGTCAAAGGGTTCAACAATCTTGCTACCTAAGCATAGGTAGAAAACTAGGGAGTTTTATGACAGAAGAACAAGAAGACGTCGCAGCTGTCTCCGAGCCTGTGGTAGTCGAGCAACAGGAAGAACATCACGAAGAAGAACCAAAGATGGTTCCCCTTGCAGCTCTACAGGCAGAGCGCCGAAAGCGTCAAGAACTTGAAACACGCACTAAGGTGTACGAGGAAATGATGGCTAAGAAAGCTGAGCCTGAAGAGGAAGAAGATCCAGAAGCCTTAGTTACTAAAGCTTCTATGCGTGAAGAGAAAGCCTTAACACGCAGAGAGATCCTCGAGCAAGTATATCAAGATACCAATCCTGAGGCTGTTCAAAAGATTAACACGTATCTTAAACCAATTTTAGACAAGAAGCCTTGGTTAGCAGCGACTATAGATACAGCCGTAAATCGTTTATCCAGAGCCAACGAAATCGTTGATGACTACATGCACTTAGTGGAAGAAAAACCTAAGAGCAAAGTAGCCGCAGAGAATGCCAGAAGAATCGTAGAGAACGCAGCTAAGCCGCGTTCGCCATCGGAAGCAGGTAAGTCTGCTCAACCGACAGGTACCGAATATCTCAAAAGCATTCAAGGAAAAAAAGAATTTCGGGAATATCGACAGAAAGTGCTCCGAGGTGAGGCTTAAAAAATTTTGCCTCTCTTGTCAAAACATTTTTTGACTAGGAGATAAAAATGGCAGCAGGAACAACAACGACAGCACAAGTTGACCCAGAAGTTAACTTGTTCTTCGACAACATTCTCTTGGACAGACATCAACCATACTATGTCTATAGTTATTTCTCACAAGAGAGACGCATCCCACAGAAGAATAGTAAGAATGCTATCTTCAGACGCTTTGAAAACTTGTCAGACGCTCTCACACCGTTAACTGAAGGGGTCTCACCATCTTCAGAACAAGTTAATAAGTTTGATATTACAGCTACTGTAAGTCAGTACGGAAAAGTAGTAGAGCTAAGCGATGACATCATCGTCACGGTAAATTGTGCCGTGAATAAACCCACTCTGATTGACTTGGAGTTCCTCGCTGCATAAGCAGACGGATAACAAGGGGCAAGCGAAAGCAGCCTGAACGACTAAGTGAGAGGGCTTCCGAAAGGAAGAAGCGATAGTCTGAACACTATGGAGACATAGTGAGGGATCTCCGAAGAGGGAACCCCGCCTGAAAGGGTCAGTAAGCAACGGCTGAAGTAACAGAGGTTCGACAGGATCAAACAGCAAATGAAGTGGCAGACATGCTAGCCCAAAACATGGCATCTACTTACGACAAAATCGTTCGTAACATGCTTGTAGCTACTTCTGCGCAGATTGACTGCCTAAACGGAGTCAATGGAAATGCGATCACAGAGGTGACAACTACAGACTTAGAACTTGCTGTTGACTTCGTAACAGAAAACAACGGAAAGAAGCTATCACCTAACCAAGAAGGCACAAACGCATTCGGCACAGCTCCAGTTTGGGCAGCCTATTGGCTTATTATGTCTACTGACTTGCGTACTGACTTCAAGAACTTAGCTAACTTCAATGCCACTGCTGACTATCCTAGACAGCAATCTGTGCTTGAAAGTGAGCTAGGCTCATGTGATGAGGTTAGATTAGTAATGACCTCAGAAGCATTCAAGGACGCATCTGTAGCCCCAGCAGTGTACTCAAACATGCTATTTGCTGCTAATGCTTACGGAAGAATCATGATCGACGATCAGTCGATGGAAATGATAATTAAGCCTCTGGGAGCCGGACAAGATCCATTGAATCAAAAACAAACAATGGGTTGGAAAGGCCGTCTTGGATCAGTGATCCTTGATGACAGCTGGTGCTTAAATCTTAGAAGTACAAAAGGGTAGGTGAAAATATGACAGCTTCTTTAGGAACAGCAGCAAATATTAGCACTGGCTTAAGAGAATTAAGTCAAGTGACTAACACATACGGTGGTTACCTGCAATCAGGTGGTGCAGCTTACAACTTACAGACTCCATGGCAGGCTGATAAGCTTGAATGGTATAGATACACTACCTTTGGAACTAATGACAAAAACCTACAAGGTGTTTGGTTTAGAGACTTCCCAGCTGGTGATGATCTTATCATCAGTAGAGGTACAACCGATTTGTCTTCTATTTTAGAAACAACAAACGGTGTCACTGTTGCAAACACAGTAGGTGGCTTCGCTAATCAGCATCTAGTTATCAACGCCATCGCAGCTGGTGTTGTAACTACAACTACAGCTCATGGTCTTGTAGACGGTGACAGAGTAGTACTGACTAAAATTATTGGTACTGTTGCTCCTCAGTTGAATAACAATACCTATGTTGTAGACGTACTCTCTCCAACAACATTCAAGCTATATGAGACTACTAATGTGCCTATCGTTCAGGTAGGAACATACACATCAAGTGGTCAAGTAACAAAAACAGGTCCAAGGTTTTATATTGTCGATGCCCCTGTTCTCTACTTCCTGACATTAGGTACAGCGATTATGGGAACTGACAACGATGTGATTTACTTCCAAGCGACTAAGTTTAACAACTACGTCAACCTTGGTGATGTAGCAGTTTAAAACATAAGGTGGGTGTAAAAGCCCACCTCTTTAACAGAGGAAACATGAGTAAAAAGACAAATAAAGAAATAGAAGCAGAGACAATTGAAAAGGCCATGTTAGAAGGCCGAGAAGTTCCAGGAAGAGAGAAGTCAGAAGCATTTGATTTCGATAGCTTTAAAATTGAGAATATCGAGGACTTTGCAATCTACAATGATCATGTCAGAAAGCACAATAGATTATGTCTACATGAACGCAACAAGATGAAGATTAAAGTTCCTGATGAATCCTTCCACAAGAAAGTGAAAGTCAAGTTCCAGCGCTTCGACCAGCCAGAGAATGTTCTTAAAGTCCGCATTAGAAATAAAGACATCGACTGGAAAGGCCAGCTTAAAGCCGGTGGAACATACTCACTACCAGTTCCAGTCATAAAGTTTCTTAACAATCTAGCAGTACCAATCTTTGCAGAAGTTAAGTCTGAACATGGTGATGTAACTCATTCAGAGACAAAACAAGTTGGTGAGAGAAGCCGTTTTTCTTGCAACGTAATAGATTTTGATTAAAGGATAAATATGACAGCAGTTGTTTTACCTCAAGGAGCAGGAAGAGTAATTCAAATACTGAGAAACGTCACTGGCAGGGTTGATAGAAACGACCCTGCTTTCACAGATGCTATCATGGTTGATTACATCAATTACTTCATCCAGAACGAGCATCCTCAAGAGGTGCAGATCTTTGGTGATGAAACGTGGTGGGATTTCAACATAACACCTACTACAGCAAATCCATTGCCTGTCGATCTAGACTTCCTAGGCTTCAGCACAATTAATGCTCCTGCTTTAATCAGTAATCCTAACGTGCCTGTTAATTCATTTCCTCTAAATTGGTATGAAAATCCAGCTCAATTTTACACTATCTGGCCATGGAATAACGTATTCATTGCTCAGATGCCAACTTATGTTTTGTATTACAATAACGAGCTAACATTTCGTGGGCTACCTGATACCACATACAACATTCGCATCTCGGCTTATAAGATCAACTTGTCATTTCCTGGTGGTACATTAAGAAATACTAATTCGACTCTATCAAAAGTTCCAGTGGCATATCTAACGCGTTATCTTGCTTATGGGACAGCTTTAGACATCTTATCTGACTTTGGTGAGATGGATAAATACAATGAGGTTATGCAGGTCTATAGACGCTACAGAGCACAAGTATTAGCAAGGACATGGAACCAGCTCTCTTCACAAAGAATTTTACCACAATACTAAGAGGATAACATGACATATAATGCTTCAGTTCCACAGA